GAGGAGGATGCAAGGCGGTCGCTGGGCAAAAGGCGTGTACTTTTCAACCACCCCCTGTACCATCTCACCCCAACCCCCAAAGCAACAGATAAACAACCAGCGTTCCCAGCGATACAAGCATAAACGCCAGCATCGGCCTGGTGTCGCCTTGGTAGTCGTCGTTGTTAAGCACTGTACGCTTCCTCTCTCGTCGCATCCCGCATGATCGCCGTGACTTCCTCTGCGTCAAACACACCCGATTGCATTACATAGCCGACAAGGTTCGTAAAGTCTGTCGAGTCCATCACGACAGGCCAATGATGCGCCCTGTATGCTTCGATGGTCTTGCCAACTGTCACCAGCGTCGCGTCGTCTGAAGCAAGCAGCGTTACCATGTCCTCTTTTGAGACGCGGTTATAGAACGCTTCGCCCTTTAGGATTCTGGGGTTAAACGGTCGATATTGTTCGAGGTCTGCAATCTTGGCCTGTAGCGTGGTGTTCAATTGCTGCTCTGCGTCAAGTGCTTGATCCAAGTCTGCAATCTCTGCTCGTAGTGCTTGCTTCTCTGCTTTCAGTTGCTCAATCGTAGCGTTTGCAGTTTCGAGTTGGCTTGTTGCTGTTGCTAGGTCGGTTGTTAGCTCGGCTTTGTCGGCTTCGAGCTTGGTGACTGCTTCGTCTCTCTTAGCCTTTTCCCCATCGACAAACACACGATAAGCCGCAAGCACTTCAGCACGTTTTGGTGCGTGATTGCTGATAACGTCAACAATGTTTCCCGCTGGGATTCCATCGATTGCGATGCTGTCAATTGTCGTAAAAACTACGCTCATTTTAGAACCTTATTACCGTTGCTCGGAATGTACCTGAAGCTGGATCGATTGAGCCGCCTGAAGAATTATGCATACGGACCGTTACTGTGTTTGCCGCTGTTACACTGGCACAGAAAACTAAACCTGCGTCCAATCCCGCTGGAACGCCAAGGAACACGCTATCGCCTGCCACTGCTCCTGTGACAGTTATCGTTAACGTCTCAGTGCCGTTGCTACCAATCGAGCCAAAGTCTAGCGTTGCGGTTGCGGATAGGATATTGGCAACTACTGTGCCGCCACCTACTCGCAGCGTTCCCGATGCTGTTAGGTTGCCTGTGACATCAACGCCAGTCGAACCCCAAAGCAAAGAATCACTACCAGTAACACCCAGCGATGCCCCGTAACCCAATCCCCATCGTGTAGTATCTTTTCGATAGATTTGTCCGTAGTTCGAGCCGTTTGAATTTAGAACAAATGAGGGTGTTGTGATTCTGTCAGAGTAGATGTATGAAGTTACCGTGAGGGCTCCTGCAAAGTTGCCCGTTCCTGATGCTGTTAAAGTTGCAACGCTCGTAGTCCCCGTCAGTGTCGGTCCAGCCGCACGAACCAACGCACCTGTCCCAGTCTGCGCCACTGATTCGGTTAATAGTGCCCTACCTGTCGATGTAGTCGTTAATGCAGCAATGGCAGTCAAGTCAGAATCAAGAGGTTGATAACCTGCTGCGACCGCTGACGTTGAAGCCTTGGCGTCTAACGCTGCTTGCAAGTCCGTTTGGCTTGATAGCGTGCCAGTAATCGATCCCCATGCACCCCCACCCGAAACAGTACCGTACTCTAATGCTGTGCCCCCTGCGTTGACTCGCAAGACCTGTAACGCTGAACCAAGTGCATTGAGTCCAGTACCTCCGACCGTTACTGCTAGTGTTCCTGACACAAGCAGGCTTGCGTCCGTTGTCGCTGCACCATCCGCACCCGCTGGGCCTTGTGGTCCTCGTTGGTTCGAATACTCGATTGTGTAGCTGGCACGAGGTTGTACGTTAAGCGTATAGCTTGTCATGATCGGGTTATCTCCCGGCTCATTAGAACCTTACCCTCTTGGATGCGTTCGGTAAGTCCACCAGGCCGCGTGAGTTCGTAATCGTAATAGTACGTCGAAGCCTTGTCTGTCGGCTTAGCCCCAAGCGTCGTGATCGCTGTCGTCGTCGCTTTTGGAACCGTAACGTAGATTCGATCTTCAGTTGTATTGACGGTAAACGTAAACGAAAAAACAACTGCTGAACTGCGTAGTTCTCCGTCTCGTGCTTTACCTTCGATCGTGCATCCGGTGAGGTCGTCAGCAACTCCATCTTCGTCGAGAATTTGGAAGTCCTCGGCCCAGTCTGCGCCCTGTTCGATGTATAGGTTCCGTACTGCTGCTGTCATCGGTTGCCCTCATGCTTTCTAGCGAAGTCCGTTCCGTTGTTGTCAATCGAACTCACTCGCTTTTCTAGTACGTCTAGCTTAATTTTCATGACTTCGCAGGACGTGAATAAAGAATGGCGATCTTCTTCACACTTGTCAGCTTTGCCATTGATTTCAGTGAGGCTTTTTTCAAGCTTACTAATCGCTTGTGCGTTCTCCGATTCTCGCAAGCGAAACAAGGTAACAACGCCAGTTAAAAGTGTTGACACGATAGCACCTATCCCTGCGAGTACCCACCCCGTTAAACCGTTTGCTTCCGCGCTCATTTCGATTGCCTGGCTTTCTCGAATGAGTCTTTTGTCAATGGTCCATTGACCTCAAACCGCGATCCGTCAGAATCATAAACTTCAAACCAAGGCCACATTCGTTTCGATTCGATCTCAGTCAGCACGTCAACAGTCCAGCCAACTTGTTCCCACTTAGATTGCTCTTTGGACTTCCAAAGGTTGCATGGTCCGCAGCTCGCGCCCGAGTGCATGACGATGCGCGGCTTGATGGTTGGTTTATACTGATCTAAAGACGGTTTATCGTCAGACGATAACTTCGCAAACAGCTCGCGAAGATCGTTAATCGCAGCACCAAGGATCTCGACCGTTGCGTTTGTTTCGTCTGCCAGTGCATCAACCTTGGCTTGTGTGATTGCGAGTCGTGCTTTGATTGCTTGGTACTCGTGATTGAGTCCGAGAAGTGCGACCGCACCAAGCACTAGGAGTATGAATGGCATTTGTTTCATGACCTCAGCCTTTCTTTCCATTCGTCCACGCTGAACTTGCGAGGCTTTGGAACTGCCATGTCGGACAATCCAACCATCTCAGTCCATTGGTGACGCAGCATCTCTGAAATTGCGTTAGGACTCCACTCCTGCCAACCTGGAACATCTCTCGAACCAAACTGCAAACCCCAGGAGTTGGCAATCCAAACGTACGGGCGGCCCTGCGTATCAGTTCGTTCACTAAGGCACAAACCCGCTATCGCATGCCCGCCACCTCCTGGGGAAAAGCTCTCAACAACTGCCCGGTTCATTCCGTTGCCCCAAGCGATGCCGTTGTGAACACCACCCAAACCAGCACCAAGGAAAACCCTGTAGCCTTCGTACGTCGTAATCTTAGTAGCCGATCCGACTTTGTGCTTGCTTGCGTTGTCTAGGACTGCTTGGTAGTTCGCCGGTCTTGTGTTGTCGTACCTTGCTGGATACTTCCAAAGCTCTTCGATGCAAAGCCCTGTCCCCATTCCCAACTTAACTCCAGCCGAGATTGTGCTTCCGCTATCGCCTCGAATACCGCTGATGCGTTGTGCCTCGTAGTAAGCCATAGCACGCGAATACTGAATAATTTCGCCACCAGTTGCAACCGTGTAGCACCATTCGAGAATTGACGACAACGAATGACCAGCACACGATCCCTGGGAAGCCTGGTTCTCGATTCGAATTAACTTGCGAGGGTCAAGGCGAATCTCTTGGTAGTCGCCCGCTGAGAAAAGCAAACCCTGAGAAGGCAACGAGTCAAGGAAGTCTCGATCTTCTTCGTTAATCAAGTAGCCTGATTCGCTCATTTGCTAACCTATTTCTTTGCCTGGAGTTTGGAAATAAGCTCGCCAAGTTTATCTTCGACTAAAGCGACAGAAACGATGTCAATGTAAGGCTGAAAGTCCTTGACTCGATTCGCAGAACTCAGGTCGTTGAACTGCTTCAACCTTTGTTCGTCAGTGGCTCCTGCCATCGCTGCAATGGACTTTAGAACTTCCAGTTTGCTCGATCTGTCGGCAAGGTAGCAGGCGTCCAGTGTCTTGCTTGGAGATGCTACCACTGGCACTGGAACAACCGGACCAATTGGCGCACGGTCGGTGGTCCAAAGCATGTAGCCAAGTGCTGCAATAGCGATCCAGGGTAGCCAGTTGACTTGCTTTGCCTCATTCATCGTCGTCGCTCCAGTTAATCGGCTCACTCATGCTTGCAACCGCACTAGGCTCATCAATCCCGCGATCTTTCCACCATTGCCACAACGCCATCGCAAGTTGCAGCATCAGCAGGATTGTCGCCGGAGAAAACTTCTGAATCCGTTCGTTCTTCTCGAACAACAGACGAGCATCATCGCCCCGTCCATGCGACTTGACCCATGCCTGCCTTGCGATCTCGCGTGCTGCGAGTCGCATTCGCAGCCTAAGCACTTGCTTTCGGTCCTTCGCTAGATCGCAGCGATTCACCAAGAATCCAACCGACAACAGCAATGGCACTCGTTACAAAGACTTCTTCAGAAAGTCCCCATCCAAACTTTTCGTTGAGAACTGGCACAGCGATAACCGCCGCCGCCGCCCAAAATCGTCGTGAAGTGATGAGAGTTTTGACAATCGGTGGCATGGTTTGCTCCTGGAAAGCACTTGGTTGGAATGTCTAAGATTATCGCTTGCGTGTTGCTAGCCACGCATCTGTCTTGCCTGCTTGTGGCTGATTGTGGGTGGTTGTGTCAAACCGCAACCAACTTTTGTATTCGAGTGATCGTGGACTTCAGGATCGTGTGGACAATCACATTGGCATCTTCCGCGCAAACAGGTTTTTTGGTGTCTGTCTTCTT